TGGCACTTGCTAAATTTAAGAATGGCAGCAGTTCGCTTTCGCCAACATTTGCCACTTCGACGCCTTTAGCTGCAAGAATATCATATGTTTCTGCGACCTGGGTAGGAGAAAATACCGTAGAAGCGCCTAGTTTATTTGAGACGTCCATTATGTGTTTTTGAAGTTCATCGTACTGTTTTTGAATTTCAGATGTACTTTTTCCATTAACGTCTATGGCCTTGGACGCCGCGGAGGATGCAGCACTTTCCAGGTCCATGTACATCTTCACGCCAGCAGTTCCCGCACCTACAGCAGCAGCACCAGCAGCCAGAACGCCGGTTTTCACAGCAGAGCCTATGGCTGATCCCAATTTTTGAAAATCGGCTTTCTATTTCGCCAGCAGCGCTTGATGCCTTAGACTTTGCGCTGCTAAGATCGCTATCTAATCTGCTTGTGTCCGCCCGTATTTCGGCGGTAATTTCCCCTACTTTCGTCATTCTTCCTTCTTCCTAACCACTGCGTCTTTTCCGGTTGGAACCCGCATACCAATAACCCCAGCCTGCTGATGCAATTTGGCGCTTTCCATTGCCTTCACCCTGGGATCGGGCCGGAATTTCTGTAGGCTTTTCGGAAACGATTTAGGCTGATTGAATCCAATAGTAATCAATGCTGCTAACTCATAGATATCGGCATCATGCGCCCTATGTGCTTCATTGTAGGATTCGATTTTTATATTAATTTCGTAAGGTGTAAGATCAAAAAATTGCTGCGGTGTAAGCCCCAGCACGCCTATGCAGGTTCGATAGGCTCCTTCCCAGTCGTATCCTGGACTGGGGCTTCGCTCTTCGCCTTCGCCCTGTAGATCAGTTCTAGCTCTTCCTGCCGGGTGTTCTCCCGGTCCCTCCTGATCTTCTCCTGGGACTTTTTTTCTGTCAGCACCATAGGAAGCGTCCACTGCGGCACTGAGTGTTTCCAAGAACTCCATATATCGGCTGCCGTCATCAAGTTCCCCGCCCATAAGGAATTTGTCACGAAGTTCAACGGCATCCTCAAACTTCATGCCCCGCTTTTCGGGGTGCCACCCATGATCCCTTGCCAAAGTAGATAGGCTTGGGCTTCTACGTCGCCTGTAACTGCCATGTTTAGAACGTCCGGCAGTAAAAGCCTTTTTCCAGGCAGTCCTAAAAAGTCGCCTGCCTTCTTCTGGATGATTATCTGTGCTATGGATGGGAAGCGAAGAATATACTGCTCCCCATCGATTGTAATAGATGCAAATGCCGTCATTTCTGTCTTTCATCCCCTGCAAATCTCATACAGTATGATACTTCAACGTGCCCTTGCCCTGGATGGTGATATCCGATTCTATGATATCTTCTAGCTTCACATCCGCGGGCACCCCCTCAATGGTGCCTATGCCAGATATCATTTGTAGCGATCCGGTGGTTACATCAAGGTAAAACCTAACCAAAACGTTAGTACCCATCATGGCTATGTCTGACGAATAGTCCCGCCCGCCGGATGCTGTGGTTGCGGTAACAGCCGACACTGTGCCAGAACCATCGCCGCCAGTTGGATAGGTAACTTCCCATAGGGCGTTAAGCGTTGCATCTGCTTCAACGGCTGCCTTTACGGCTGCGGCAGTGGTTGTATCAGACACAAACGTTACAGTGGTCAGATGCCCGGCGCGTACCACACTAAACGGCGTGCCAGCTACATATGCTACCTGCTCAACGTTTCCAGATACGCCCGGATTCTTCCACCGCCAGATTAGGCCCGCGTTCGCAGTTAGAAGCTGAACCCATGCGTGAGCATACCAGAAATGCCGGTTGATGGTAGCCGTCCAGTCCTTGAGGGTAGGGATGTACTTTTTCCATGCAGTAACGGTGTTTAGCGTATCTGGAAAGGTGGTTACATCTTTTTTATCGGCCTTCGGTGAAATGTCGAAGCCATAGCACCCACCCAACCACGCCGGAGTGAAATAGTAGACATCTATGGTCACGTCGCCAGTTGTGTACCCTGGTATCGTAAATATTCCGGCAGCATAATAAATTTCTCCTGGGGTTACTGCGGAACCACCGACCTTTACGGTTATCGCCTTATCTGGATCGAACCAAGATTTGGTTCTATCGGTTATATAGAATTCTTCTGTCGTGCCAATTCTAGTACATGCTTCACCAGTGGCCGCCTGGCTGCTTCCTGAAGAAATAAAAATAGAAGCAGCCCCACCATTCTTAGCCATAGCTAATCAGCCTCCGATGGCCTAAGCATCCTCACCAATTGTAATGGCAGTGGTAAGCTGGAGTGTAATATTCGTCCCAGTGCCTTCGACGTCATCCACCTTTGCGCCTACCGGGAAAGTCTCAACCCACGCAGTGCACGAGCAATAGTGCTTCTGGTCGAAGTACATCTTGATTTCTTTTGCCACTCCATCCATCATGCGGTCCCATAGTTTCTGTTGTCCTGCGTCAGTCATGTCAAGGTATGCCAGGGTCAACGTTATGGTGGCATCCCGCAGGGTGGCAAGATATGACTTCCATGCCACTGCGGTTGCTCCAGTGCCAAAGGCTGTAATGTCCTTCTTATCGATCTTTGGGTCGATTTTCCACTCAATTACTCCACCGACATCTGTGCCATCAAACTTTACGTGCCCCTGCACTCCTGCAAGTGGGCCGTCTTGGAATGTGTCAACCATTCAACAATCACCTTCTCCAAATTTTATCTAAGATTCTAACAATAATACTTTTTAGTTTATAAAAACACGAATCTATTTAGTCAATTATTCTAACCACAAAGTTTTGTGAAAATATCGATCTATTCTTTTCGTCCCTGCCCAGCACCGATATTTCGCCCAGCGCCCGTATGACAATGACGTTTATACTGCTCATCACTTCACCGCCTACGTTATGTAGTGCTTCGCCGATGTCGTACATTTCCTGGTATGCCGCAGACGTGCCCTGCGGCGATCCACGGACTTCAACATGCATTTCCGGTGACCTTATCCTGCTGCCGCCGAAGGAGTCCATCGACTCCCTCCCGGCGCGTGGATAAAGGCAAACCACTGCATCCGGTGTAGCTGCCCATGAATGAATGTAGCAAGGCCATGATCCGGTGCCCGTGGGTGGATAGGTGACTTTGCCCTTGCCGTTCAAGTACGTAGCGATTGCTTCAAGGTATCCAGTCACTTAATCACCCGATCCCCACTAGGGGGTCCCACGGCACGCCGGATATAAAACGAAATTCGTTTTCTTCAAACCAAAGTGCCGTATAAAAACAAATTAATTCGCGAAGATCTATAAGATCTTCGGTTACTATATGTTCATCCGTAAGCGTTTATATCGCCTCTGCCCGGCGGCCTGCCTACCTCCCCGGTGTAAACATCGCCGTCATCATCATCATCCTCATCAGCGACATCCATCCCAGCCGCGAACTTTGCCATGGTGTTCTGCATTGAAGCCTGAACTGCTTTGTTGTATGTCCCTGGTGCCCACATCACCTTAAGCACATTTTTTGTTGCTATGGCTATAGCTGAATCGTGTGCTAGGTCCACACATTCTATCATAGCGGAAGACACCCGTATCTCATCGCACGCCGTGAATGGCACAATACCGCGGAAGAAAAACCGCAGTTTTTGCGCCAATGTTTGTGGCTGCTCCATCACTATTACAGGATGATGTGCTTCGATATTTGGCAAGTTTTCACCTCAACGGAATTCCGATCTCAACAATTTGGCCGCTTTCAAATTCGATCCATGCCGACTTTACACCAGCAGAGTTCAGTGCATCTATCGCTTCGGCTACTTTCGTGGATGCTATCATTTTTTTCGTGTCGCTATCGTACATAATATACCTCCAGTGTATTAAAGTATATTAGCGTATATAGCTATGATGGACGTTATGGCGAACGATAAAACAGCCAGCACTGCTATAACCGAAATTCTAAACGCCTCAAGCGCTCCAATTCGTATTTCGTGTTCGTGTAGCTGATTACACTGCAAATTAATCTTGTCTAGCATGCGTTCTGTGCGTTCGTCTATGCGACTTAGTAATGCTTCCGCCTTTCATCCATCGGAAACATCGCCACCTATTTTCCCGGTAACTTTAGCGCCAGCTTAGACGATGTAAACAGCACCCTTACCACAGCAACTGCAAACAGTGCCACGGCATAAACCTCTTCGGGTGTTATTCCGCCGATGCCATAGACGGCTTGAATTTGGCCTAGAACAAATCCGATTACTACGATAGCAAGTTCTTTTGAAGTCACAATCGATTTTTCATCTGCCATGCTTTCACCTTTTCCTTATAGCATATCCATTTTTAATTATAATTTTGCATCATCATTATTCAAGTCGGCTTCCATCCCAGCACGGAATAGGCCGGCCGTGCCATCGGGAAGTTCTACAGTATAATTTTTAATAAATTTAATTTTCATAAAAATGGAAAAGGCCGCCGAAGAAGCTTATCGGCTATGTAGCGCTTCATCGTTCAGCCAGTCTTCCAGGGAAGTCGCAATTGGCACAGTAGTATAATGGCCATAGTTAGGTATCTCCCAGTCTTCGTGAGCGCCCAGTGTGTTTTGGGACGCAAACAGTTTTGCTACTGCTGGATCTACACCGCTAAGCTGAATAGGTCCATTCACTGGAGCCCGGTAAAAAATGCTGTCCGATGGAAGCGCGGCATACGCCCCGACCACCGTCGCGAAGATTGTCGCCAGTATCATGAACGCTGCTGTCCTCATGCCTTATGAACCCCCTTGTGTTTCCTCATGTTCTCAAGTGCGATGTCGGGGTCAAACCCGAATTCATCCATGTATCGGTCTTTAGTCATGTACCTTCCATCCGCAGTGACATATGTCTTCCTGCCTATGGCATCCACCATTACACCAGCCGGTAGCACCCACTCAAATGACGTAGGCGGGATGCATCCAATTTCTTCGACATTAATTTCGACCACATTAATAGCTCCGCAGACTTTGCAGATATACTGCTGTGGTGCCTCATCCACGTTTATAACGTTTCCGCAATTGTGACATGTTAACTCCATTTCTTACCACCTCTCATTTAATTGCTGCCTTTAACGCTGCTTGAAACTCCTTTTCCTTCGCCAGTAGGGGACCCCGAAGATAATTAGGGCCCGTCCCTGGGTGGCTGGGGATATAATGCGATTCATGCATTTTTTCCGCGTAAGGAGTGTTAAAGCTTATTTCGGAGCCATTCTTTATATCGTTGACTGTCGCCGATCCACGTAGCGCCCCAGTATCAATGGGGCAGACATTAACGGCATCGCCCTTGATAGCTTCTGCGTACTGCCTGCAAATCTGTTTTGCTGCTGAATCGATGGGTCCGGTGGCCCGGCGATTGTCCCAGTTCACTTTAACCATGGTATCCTCATAAGCGGTTTGTTCCCAGCGTGGCTATATAGAATTCGACCCCTTCCCACCCTGGAACATACTGGACCCCGACTACTGGATAGTCAGCCCCTCCGATAGTTATAATGTCCCCTGGGCTTACGACGTCCTTAGTCTGCACGAAGGCATACTGCACCATCTTTTCGCCGGATGGGTCATAGGTGCGCATTAAGTCATAAAATAAAATTCCGCGGATAGAAGATGAGGTAGTTGTTGGATCGCCGTAGCCATCCACGCCAGATATCTTTTTCAGCGTGAACGTTTCCATCAGGCCATCGTAGGCATCCAACAGAACCATCTAAACCGCCTCAACTGCATGAGCCACCCAAAACTGAAGCTTCCGGCTGGCGGCGGGGCTTAGTAGCCCGCTCACTACCTCCGGTGCGGATAGCGTCTCAGAAAGTTTGCCGCCTATGTTATACTGCTTGACACCCTGGGCACGCAGTCCTGCCCGGCCACCGGAGGCCCCTTGCCGGAGGATATCCAGTGCCTCAAGGCAGCACGCATCTTTGACCGCCTGCGGAACGACGTTGTAGTAGCTTTCTCCACACTGGAAAAATAACTCAGAGTCTGGTGAGACATACCGCATTTCAAGCGGCGGGATTCTTGGAAACTCCCGCGCTTGGAGCGGGTCGTATCGAACGCCTTTGAGCGGCAGTGCGTCTACATGGTCGCTGGCTTCGACTAGTGCAGCTGCCTTTTGTGGTTCAGTCGCCGCCGTCCAGGGTGCTATAAACACCACATGAGCAGCCAGCCAGGTAGTTGCATCGACTGGCTGGACATAAGCGTCGATATCGGCCATGGTTCGCCTCAGACTACGTAATATACCTTTGTGACGTGCCCGCCTGGTGCGGTGTTTGTGTCAACGGTGTTTAACGCTAGAACCGTCGAATTGGCGGTCACGGCTGGTGCGGTGCCTTCACGCACTCCATTTACTGTTGCCATGAGCACGGTATTATACGGAAGCAGTGTGTTAAGCCCCAGCACGTCGCCTGTCCCGATGTCCATTGTCTGGTTTGTGTCCTGTGTAAATGCCCCAGTTATCGCCGTTACTGTCTTATATGCTTTGGTTGTTGAAACTGCACTTGCATCCGAAAACGACAAATCTTCACTTATAGCCGACCCCGCTATGTCTGTACCATTAATTTTTAAGCTTCCCGTCACCGATCCACTTGGTGTAACTTTTATATTTCTAGGCACGTCCGGCTGTCCAAGAAAAGATGTAATCGACACCGCATGATATTTATCAGCATATGCATCATTCACTAACCTGGTAGCATTCGCGGTTTCCGCCGCAGGTATGGTATCAATCGATATCTGGCCCACTGGGTTCATTCCACCGATGCTGTTATACGTGCCGCGTGGATAAAAAGATCCCTGGGCAGATACCTGCCCAGTTATGGCAACCAGCATCAGCAGGCTCAGAAGAACTGCTGTGAGTTTTCTCATGCTAACCATCCTCACGGTACTAATGCCGCAAATGGGAAAGCGGATGCCCCACCAACTAAGTTTGTTGGATTTGGAAGCTGCCAGCCCATCCTCATAGTGATCCTCAGCGCTACCATGTCATCCTGGAAGAGGTTGTACTGAAGCGTTCCGCTGCCATCGTGGATAGATGCTTCGGTGGCTACCTTGAAGGTGATATCCCTGCGAACCGCATAAACGGCCTGGGAGAAGTCACCTACAACCAAAAGGGCCGTCGCCGGATCAAATGCTCCGTTATTGGGGAATACCAGGGGAACCCCGGCAAGCCTGTAGTCGTTAGGCGACCGCATGTCGTTCATAAACAAGAATTCACCTTCAGTCGCACGCAGACCCCGGAGCTTGCCCATCATACTAATTGCTGCCATGGCTCCATTGACAATATATCCATCCTGCTCAACCAAGGAGAACAGCCCGTTATCCGACATAATGGCATCGGCCATGTCCTTGAATGGCGCGGGAGACGCCCCTATCTGACTTGATGCATCAATGCTATTTGACTTCGCTACGGCCTGTGTCACTATTCCATCTGGCCAGGATGTAGGAGCAATGCTTCCGGTGCTATCGAATAAAATAGCACTGTCGATCTTAGCGCCTATGGCTTCCACCAGCCGTGGCTTGACTTCGCCCCACAAGTCATATCCACCAGAGGCCATGTCTTCGATCACTGCCTCCGGCACCGGAACAATCACGGCCAGCTCTTCAGCGGTAAGCGTTACTCCGGTCCAGTCCATCTTAGTTGTTTGTTTTGCTGCACGGCCGCTTGCGCCTCCAGTCTCACCTACAAAATAGGCTGCTGGGAAGGTAGACATCACCGGAATCTTAAACGTCTTCGCGTTTAAGTCCGGCAGCTTCTTCATCATTCTCATACAAAATGAAGAAGTAGGCAGCGCCTGAATAATCTCTTTGCTGTACTCATCGGGCAAAAGATATGTATTTCTGCCCACCATTTCGTTGTAAGCCATTAAATTTCACCTCAAATATTAATTTGATTATCTGCCACGCCCAACTTGCTCAAGAATCATCCTGTTGAAGTCTGAGTTTGTCGAAGCTGATCCTCCAGGCGGCACCCGACCACCCACACGATCAAGCCCATGGCGTTTCTTGATTGATGCTATGGACGCCTTTATCTCCTCTTCAGTTAGGCCTTTGATGTCTTCGATCCACTCCGAAGGCAGGCCTGCGTCCCTGGCCAGCCGCGCCCGAAGCATGTCAGCCTCAATTGCAGCGGCCCGAAGTTCAGCATCAAGCGCCCGCTGTTCAGCAGCCGCCAGGCTTTCGCTTAGCCTTTGGGCCTCCGACTTTTGGCTATCCTGCATCGCCCGGAGGCGTTCTAGCTGGGCTTTTGCCTCACTTACGGGCATGCCCAGCTCACGTTCTAACTTGCTTTTTTCCCGCGCCCAGCGCCTGTTAAACGCTTCGTCGCTAATCGCTTGCCGTCCAGGTCGGTCAACTTGATCGACCTGTGCCTTCCCATCCTGTCCAGCCTCATCTTGCTGGTCGGAGGATGTATCAACGTTTTCAATCATTTCAAGTCACCCGTGCGCATGCACGTAAATTAAATTGATAACAAATAATAATCAAAGTTCGCCAGCCATCCGCCTAAGCGACTCACCGGCTTCTATGCCGGCTTCTCTCATGAGCCTAAGCAGCTTTCTGGCCGCCATCCGCTTTTCGTCCTGTGGAGCGTCCACGCCGCCCCTGGCTCCCATCAACGCAGCCGCGGCGGCACGAAGCGCGTTTCTATTGTATGTTCCGTCCGGTTCCCGGATGGGGAGCTTACACTTCGCCTGGATCTTATCAGCACCAGATTCGTTTATGTCGATTAGGCAGGCTTTACAATATTCATCGGTGTCGCGGTATTTGCTAGCGGCACCCACCCAAGTTTTATCTGTGAATGGCAATTTAAATCACCTATTTAACAGCTTTCCAAGATAATGAGATAACGTGCTTGCAGCCAGGGTGAAACAGCCCCGCTCCCCTGGCATCGTTTAGCGATGGGTATCTTCCGCTTTCTCCTGACAGGCTTAGCGTTCTTCCTTCCCATGGAACGCAGATAGGGCAGGCCCTGGCATGGTGAGATATGGTTACCAAATCTTCGCCTTCTTCAACTAGCCGGTTAATCGTGCCCTCCCTGAAGGCTTGCTTAGTAGTTTCCGTGGCTACCATTTCGGCATACGTTGACAAATTCCATTTAGCGCCGTTCTTCGCGATGAATCCGGTTATGCCCCGTTCAACTAGGGACTCCTGAAGTCGTCTAGCAGCCTGCTGGACAGATTCGTAGCCGACCACCGATCCGCGTATGGATTCTAGGGTAAGCGTCCTGAAGATGTCGTCTACCTGACGCCCGATTATAATGTTCACGTCTTCCAGCCTAGAATATGCACTATCTGCCAGGACTTGGACCGCTTGCTGGTGAATGCTTCCAAATCCAGCCACTACCTTCGCTTCTATGCCCATTTCAGCGTTAGCGTACTTGATGCCATCCAGATAGCTGGCCGGGATCGCTTCCTGGCACCATGTTCTTGAGCCATCCAAAAGATCATCGCGAATTCGCTGGACCCTGGCTAAAATACCTTGCTGATATGCTACATCGCGACTTGCTGGATCAATTAATAATAATTTGTTTATATTTGTTAATATCTCCCGCTCAGCCTGATTATACATCTTGATTAGCCGCCTAGCCTGGGCCTCCGACACGTGCAAACTCCCCCGCCATTCAGCAGTCACTCCTCCGCCGCTGGCAGGGTCACCACTGGCCCGGTTGATGTAGCCGTGGCCGGGCCTGGGGCAGTAGGCGCGGTACCGTGTAGCTTATCAAGCGCTTCCTGGAGAGCATCGCCTTCAAGCCCGAAAAGCAGTTTCAAGGCCATTTCATCCCAAATCAGGCCCTGCGTCTTCAGCAGTGTAACGTTTTGGACCGTCTCCCGGAAGTCGTTAGGCAAGCCGTCCTGCCACTGGATTGATATGTCGCCTAGCGGAGGGGACCCCTCAATTCCACTGGCACGTTCAAAATCTGCGAATAATTTTAATTCTGATTTAATAATTGGATCAGCAACTAACTTAAGCCGATCCACTTTCTTCAGCGGCACAAATAGCATAAGCCTAAGTGCCGTCCCACTAACCTGTGCGCCCAGCTTTGCAGGTTCAAAACACGCTTCGCACGTCTCCGACACGATGTAAAGCTGCCTCATCAGCGCGTCTATCTCACTGAATGCCGCGGCAAGCTGCCCCTCCCAAGTGATGTACTGTGGTGGCATGCCTTCCTTCGGAAGCTCAAACACTTTCAACTTAGAATCGTAAACCACTTTACCATCGTTCTCATTCCGATGGAAAGCGCCCGAAAACTCCGGCAGCACCAGCAAAGGCTCAGAGTGGACGTCTAAGATCCTGCCCACCCTGGTTAGCCTGGCTTCAATCCGCTTTATGATCGGGTCGATATCGCGGTAATCATCCATAGGTGCGACACTACTGGTAAACATATTATCGACCACCGACACCAGGGGCCGGTTAACGCCAGTGTATGAAATTGGTTCGCTTTCAGGGTCGGATATAATCTTCCCAGCGCCCGATACCTGGTAACGCCGCGTCTCCACCTCACCAGGCCTGTGAATGCGCACGTTCAGCCTAGAAGTGTCTCCCTTCAAGGGCTCAAGCCAGGCCACTACATGGGCCGTTATACCGTCCGACCCACCAACCTGGAAGTATTTAGTCGGATGGATAAGCTGTAGATGGCAGGCTTGACCATCATAGAAAGCCTCAATGATTCCCTGCCCAAACCGGCTAACATCTATCTGTCTGGCGTGCTGGAGCATCCAATATTGGTTACGGTTTATGAACCCGTTCAGGTATTGCTGCTCAGGGGACCCCGGAGTTTCCGAAGCGCTTACCTTTGGGGCTTCACCAAAAAGGAAGTCAGCCCACAGGGTCGAAAGCCGTTTATGAAAATTGAATATCGAAATAATTTTATTATATTCAGCCGTATGATCGCTAAAAAGGTGAAGCAGCGCCAGATATACCTTTTGGTGTTCACCCATGAATAGGCGCTCATTCTGGATGCAGCGCGTGATCCTATCCACCTCCGATACCGGAGCCATGGCTGTCCCTTTTCTAGTGCTGCATCTAAATCTGATATCATTAAATAACCTTCATTTGCATAAGAACTTTCATGGCTTCCCTGCCAATATATCGCGAACAATCCACCGCATGATCGGGGGCCCCGATCCGCCCTTCAGATACATGTCCACGCCGCGGGCCTGGGCCTTTTCGTCCCATACCAAATCACGGAAGCCCTTGATTGTGGCTTCACATGAAGAATGAATCTTAAGTCGCCCAGCCGCCAACATCGATGTAGATTTCGATCCCTGGGAGGATCGCATTATCTGCTGCTGCCACCCTGGTTAGCTGCGGATACTTGCAGCGCTTAAGCACGTTCCGGAACTCAGGCTCTTCGGGCGGGACTATCACCTTCTCAGGATATTTGATAGCTCCTCCGACCCTGCACAGTTCGGCCAAATCGGCCATGTATTCCTGGTTAGTCTTCTGCCGACCCGTCTTGCCGGAGTCCCAATTGAATTCGCGAAGGCAGTACCAAACGCCCCCCGCCAGGCCCCATAGCTGGGCCACGAATGGGTTAGTGATACCATAATCCAGGCCCAGGTAATAAAGCGTGAAGCTGTCTGGGCACCTGTCCACTACGTATCCAAAATCTGCCGCGTCCTCAAAGAACGGGAATACCCGGCCTTCCGCCGCCACCCAGTCGCCATCTATGAACCGGCGATAAAGCACGGACCCCTTGGGGTATTTCTTTTTCAGTGAAGCGATGTATGCAGGATCAAGGAATATATTGTCGTCAAGCTTGAACTGCCAGGCCCGGAGTTCCGCCCGGCCATCCACTCCAGCACCAAGTTCGGCTTCGCGATCAATAATCTTTTTATATAATGGTTTGGATTGCCAGGATTGAATGTGCCGACGAATACCGCCCCAGCGTCGGACAGCCGCGTGTCCAGCATTTCCCAAAACTTTTGCGGCCAGGTTAGTATTTCGTCGCCGAAAGCGCCGATCAGCGACTGGCCTTGTATCCTGTCCACCGCGCCTTCATTTGTTGCGCCTTCGACCCAGCACTCCCTGCCGAAGACGTTTAGCGTTTTGGTGCTGCGGTTATACTTGATGTGACCCGGAAACTTCTTTTGAAGCGGAGTAATAAAGTTCCGCTGCAAAGCGGTTAGGGTTTTGCCGATGATTTGGATGTTCCCTGGCGGCAGGTCATGTACCGCCTTTAGCAGACACCACTGCTGGACTTCCGTTTTTCCGCTTCGGACCGATCCGTACATGAATGTCTGCCGCGTGGATAGGAAGCTGCGATAAACATCAGCCTGTCGCGGGAGGAACATTAGTTTTTGCATGAGCATCTACAACTTTTATAATATCATCAAGCAACTTGTTCTCCCCGTCGTCTTCAGGCTCAAGTTCCCGCCGCTGGTCAAGCAGCCGGTCAAGCGCCGCCGTCCAGCGCTCCATTTTGTACGGGTTCGCAGCAACCTGATAAAGCATTTCATGGTGGATCGTAAGCGCCTCATCTATGAGGTTCAAGCGCTTATCCTGTGTAAATGTAACGATTTGTTTAGGCTTTCTTGCTGTCGATTTTCAGGTGGTTTACTGGTATCGTTATATTGCTGGAATCTGGAGTCTCCAAATGGCTTTTTTCCTTTTCGATTTATGCCACAACTTTTGCGATCCTAGCCACGACCTGGCGGTGTTTTGGGGATGAATCGCCAAGTCGGATTGATGCAATTTCGCCATAACTAAGCCTACCTTCTTCCAAATCATGAATGATACACTCCTTGGTCTCTGGTAAAATCCGTTCATATTTGAGAGTAGGCATAAGGCATTCATCATATAATCAAATTATTATTAAAAATAAAATTGTTAGCCGGACTCAAATTGTGTCTGGCCCAACGCCGTTCAACTTGTATCCATCGATAGCCAGCTGATCGCCGTCTACCTGAATGCCACCGGCTCCCCTGGCGATCCCCACCATGGCCTCAGTTGCATCAGCTACTGCCTTGCACGCAGCCCGCAGATTCTTGATTACATGGTCGCCGTCTTCTTCGGTCCACCCTGCGGCCTTGCCGGCAGACTGGGACTCAATCATGTAGGACTGGAGCCTGACCATCATCTCATTGTACTGCTTGACTGCGGCATCGCCCATGTCCTTAAGAACCTTAATAGTTGTGTTGCTAACTTCCGCATACGTTTTTCCCATTCCTTCACCTCATTTATATTTGATATTTTGTTTTAAACTTCGCGATGCCTTCCTGATCCTCACCACCGATCCACTGTCCATCATCGCAGATTATCGGCGCCTGGACGGAAAACATACCTACATCGCACCTAAGATACACAATGTTCTCCGGGTCTGCCAAATCGCGATCCTCATATGGGATATGTCGCCTATTCAGGCCCGCCTTTATTTCATGGCAAACCGGACACTCTTTAGTTGTGAACATCAATATAGATATTTATATTCCTCCATTTATACGCTGCTTCGCACCCGGCCTTACTTCCTCACACCCGCCAATTGGCGGCCTCATTGTTTTCTGGCCGGAACTCTTACGCGAACATAAACAGTCCAGTCGCGACTGGACTGTTGAAGGGTGGCGGGCCGGCGACGCTTCAAGCGTCGCGATTCTGGTCAGCCGCGCCGGATACTTAATACCCCGCGGGGGCAGATTATTGGCCCTTCGCTTCTCACTTAGCGAAGGGTAAGCGGCATGGTGGAGTCGAACCACCTAGATGGCATCCGCCGCTGCCATCCCGCCGGAGTAGCCGCAAGAGGTGTCCGGGCCACACGCCCGGACGAATCGAAGGGAGCGACGTTGCTTTGCATGAGGATTTAAGCCACCTCCAAGGTGGCCGTATCCATATTGGTATTCATCATGCATCACAACCTGCCCGATGGGCCGGTTTATCCGGCTTTTGGGCAGGATGTACAATGTCGTTCTGGAATAAGAAGTTATCCCACGCGCGGGCATTTCGATCTATGGGGCCGTCCAGCTTGCCTAACGGGAAAGAAAATATTTCAAGCCCGCACCATGGACAATATGAAGCCGACCATATATCATAATTGATGTTTTTGTGACATCGCGGGCAAATCCAATCAATGATAGTCCCAAATTCATCGAATACTGCGATCCAGGACTTACTAACTGGGTTTGGCACGTTTATTTTATTCTCCTTACTATAATATATGTCGTTCATACTATTTATACCTTTCGCTTAAAACATTGTTCCCTTAAACTCCCTGTAAATCCTTTCAGTAAGCCATAGATCCTCTAGGCAATGGTTTTTGATATGCCCATATTCGCCCTTCGCGAACCATCCCGCTACTTCGCTTCCCGACCCAGCCATTTTGCCTTCGCCAAAAAGCGCCCATGCCAATTCATCTAGCGATCCACTGGAGGTGTCTGTGCCCCACTTTCCGCCCATCAGGTCGTAGATATCACAGATTCTAACTGAGTTCCTGGCCGGGAGATGGCACGAAATGCCGTATTTGGCGGAACGGAACCGTATGAGCGGAATATCAAAGTTCTTTATATTGTAGCCTACCAGTGCTGCTTTGGGGGAAACATCAATCTCCTGATTGAACCACTCCAGTAGGTCGTACTCACTTCCGCATTCCGCTACACGACAATCAGCCGACCCATCCCGGATTATTCCGATAGCAACTATCTTAGATATGAATCCATGGATGCCAGGCTTCTTTTTAGACTTTGGGAACAGTGAACGATACTCATCATATCTATCTGGCACAGTTTCAACGTCGAATACTACATAATCATCTAATGGATTCATCATCATCTACTCCATATCCCGATGCTATTCTGTACAATTCGTCTAAGATGTATATAAATATTTCTATCTCCCCGATCTTAGATGTCACCGTATCAGAAAACGGAGACGGCCCTAGCCTCATTCTATTCAACCTGGTAGTATATGCTTCACGGTACCGCAGTAATTCAGCCTTTAATCGGTCTATTTCCATTGATTTTTCCATATCATACTCAGCATCTTCTGTAGTCACAAACCCGATATCCCTAGCCGCCTTCACGTCGACTCCAATTTGTCGAAGTGCATCTAAATCATGTAATGCGTTTCCTATATCTGCAGCATGGCGGTTTATTTCTGCCTTCAGGAAGCACGCGAAAGCAAACTGTGCTTCGGGCGAAAGATCCTTAGCGTTTATCACTGTTTGTCACTCCTGGGAAGGCCTTCTTAGCCGTTTCATATATCTTACGTTCTTCCGCAATGATTTTTTCTAGGTCGTGTTTTTTATCATTCAGCAAGCTAATAACATAGTTGAGGCTGCGTACTTGACCCTCAAAAATAGCTATCCGTTCGCTTGCTAAATATGCTCTCTGCTGAGCCCTCCGGTTAGCTATTTCATCCGGCGACGCTACGATTCTTGGTTTTCTGCTTTCGTCCCCTTCCACGATCCCACCGACTTCAAGTATTCGACCACCTCATTATCACAACCCATAATAGCGCCGATGTCATATAGCGCTTCAATATCCACGGCGATGAACGTAGAAAACCCATCGCGATTGTACAAAACCCGCTTCGGGCATTCAAGCAAACCAGACTTTCGTAGAACGTCCATGTCTATGAATATCCAGGCCTTCAATTTTTCGTCGCAGCCCATCCACGCATATAGATACCATCGTGGCGTTCCCTTCATGATTTTGGCGTATTCCGTATCAACCCCCGATAGCACTTGATAGCGGAATGTAACATCATGATACTTCTCCCAGTATCCAGGCCTGCGAATCCTCCCGCCGATGCTTCCGCAGTCCACCGATATAGTATAATCGGTGGCCATAGAAAGATCATCGGAGGCATTCGCCAAACCGATGTGTACAATGCTACCGGCCATGAACCGGATTATCCTTTCCACTTCAGCATCATGGCCTGCTGCCCACTTCCGGTTTTCCATGTATTTAGCATGTGCCATACTATCACTCCATATATATATGAGCGCTGGCCGCCACAATCGTCAGGCTTCCCATCCGCGCCCATACCTCCGTAGCCATCTGCGACATCAGCCTGGCCAGGCCATAGATGTTTGCCGGTGCCGCACGCTTACAATCCCAACTTCGGAAGAACGCCGTAAGCGATAGCTTCCCATTCCGGATCAAAAAGTCTAGTGTTTGCATACATGGCACATTTTCATTTTCGTTATCTACCTCCGGTATCCAGGTTATAGCGATGGCCCTCCTGGTACCAGGAGAACGCTGCAGCTTACAAATCGCCGCCTTCAACTGATCCAGTTCAAAATCGGACTTGCTCAAACTCTTTTTTCCAAGCGTCCAGTATGAAACCGGATAACATCTAAGCCGGTGGCCGTAAGTGTAATCAAATCCGGCATCATCCGGCTTAACCAACTGCTCAGCGTATTTCTGCAACGCTGGAATATCCCACCCACTCCCTTCAAGGGGCCATCCTTCTAACGGCTTATCGATGGTTACGCCCACATTTAAAACTTCCTTGCACAGGTAGCCGCGTTCATCTTTACGCAGCACCCCGTCCTTTTCAATCGTGGACAGCAGCCATCCATAAGCAGAATATGGATAGCGCCAAGTCGATGATATCATTTTACACTCAACCCCGATGCTAGATTATATATTTTCCCATCATCATCGATATCACATAGATTCTCCATCGCCCCAAGAGGAAAATAGATTATATTATCCCCCATCCGGGTGGGCTCAATACTTGGATAACACTTTCCTTCAACACAGCGCCTTATGATTAAATTATTTATTGTACTATAATAAATCTTTTTAATGGATTCATCTACAAAGAATACATAAAACGGTAAATTATGTTTAATGGATTCTTCATTATATATATAATGCGAATTAAGATTATACCCAGTATCGGGATATGCCCAGCGTCGCGGCTTTGTTTTCACCTCACCAAGATACATCTGTTTCCCCTTCGTGAACAGCATATCAAAACGATGGGCACCTGGGGACCGGGTCTGGTAAACCTTGTACCCCAGCTTCTCCAGCGCCAGGACCACCATATCCTCTCCTGCACGTCCGCGTTCAAAATCGGCATCAAGCATATTTCTTTTCCTCCCATCCAAAGGTATCCCACCCGGCCCGCGGTTCCCGTGCGAAATAATCTAATTTCCTGCCACCACATAGTGAATCCACTAAGGAATAGAATTCATCTGGCTTCCTGGAGTGTTCACGGCGGTCTGCTATTAGAACCGTACTCTGGTTTGTAAGTGACACGTGCGGATGACCGCGCACGGCCATTATACAAAACTCACTTTGGGAGCGCAACCATGAACCCAAACCTATGGTATTCTTCACCCATGTAATAATGGCTACCTCCCGGAATCCCCACGCATCAAGAACGTCGAAGCTGGGCCGCATGAACTTATGAGTGGTCCACAGGAAAAGAATGCAATCTTGTGCTGCTGGCAATGATATCTTCTTTATATCATCCAGCCCCATCTCCGGGTATGGAGAAGCGGCCCGCCTACCAGCCGGATCATATGCTGTACCATAGGGCCACGGCGGATCTATCGCAATAACATCATACATGCCGTCCGGAAGAATGGCCGTCTTGGGGATGCTTGCTATCTCTTTCGCCCGCTCTTCTTTTTTAATTTCTTTCAGCGCCTCATTGATTGAAATGTTTCCTGCGCGGAGTTCATTTTTTATAGGTTCTGGCGCATGTTTTTCAACGTAGGACGCCCGCTCCACCCTCGCAAGGGGCCAATTCAATTGTTCTGCTACGCATTCACGCGTGCGGTGGTGGGTCGTTAAAGGCGCGTGCTTCCGCCCGCCCATTGCCATTTGTTGTTTTCCTTTTTCTAACAACAGCTCTTGCTCAAATTTGATCAATTCAAATCTAGCGAAATCTGATAAATTTCTCCGGGCCAATTGATTACAAACGATCCACAATTTAGCAGCATTGCGGTTTTCAAATTCCTTATTCTTGGTTTCAAAATTAATCCCCAGCCGCTGGCAAATCTCATAACGATTGTGACCATCCAAGATAATATCGCCCCAGGCAATTATAGGATCGCGGCAGCCCTCCGCTTTGATGCTGGCTTCTAACGCTTCTTTCTCTTCCGGTCTCAACGGCGGAATCAAGCTTTTGAACTCAGGGTCTATCTGCATTTTCATCACCACATTTCAGGTAGAAGGTTTGGTCATTTTGACCAAACCTTCCACCCAAATCAAGTTGATAACTCCCTACTGCGACGGTATTCCAAAGCCTTCAAGCGGGCGGATGAACCAATGCTTTGAGCGTGAATCCGGCCCGGATGTCAGCAGTTCAAGACGCTGCCCCTTCAAGGTAGTCAAGCCCTTTGATTTTATAATAGCCATTAACTGGGACTCCACCTCTTTCTGGACAATGCCCCAAATCAATGTTTCGCCGTTGCTTAAATCGCGAACCTTGAACCTGAACTCTGTTCTCTTTTGGCCCTGAAATTCGTTTTCTGTGATCTCCGGGTCGTCCAGGATCTCAATCGTCTTTCGGTCTGTTGGCTGCATCTTCAGAAACATGCCGCCGCGTGTCGCTTCTTTCTCCATTTCATCTATCCAGTTAGTTGTCATTTCTTTTTCGCCTCTTTTCTGTCTTAGGGAAGCCCCTTTGACAAAAAGACATATGCCTCAATGGTATATATATCTTTCCATCGATTCCACGAAAAGGCATATATATCATGATAACGTTACCTATCCACATGCACGAAAGGCGATGCTATGGTAGAAATAGATAAGATATTCAACCAGCCAGAAATGAATTTCGTACTGTTGCCAAAAGGCAGGAAAAGCCCGCCAATTGAAAAAGACTGGCCGAACAAAATACACCACTATGATGAGGCGAATGAGCATGTCAAAAGCGGATGTCAGGTAGGTATCGTTTTAGGAAATGGATATTTTGGAATTGATATGGATAATCCAGCGTCGCTGCCAGTGGACCAACTGCCAGAGACTACTGCATGGAGAACCCGACCAGGAAGATATGGGGTGTTATATCGGACGGATGAAGATATAAATGAGGTGCTTCGCGAATATGGAAAAGAAGGTAAGGCACAGCTTTTCCTAACCAAAGATGGCCGGCATGTCGGCGAACTGAAGCTACAGAAAACGTATCAAGTTATCCCACCAGCCTGGAAGGAAATAGACGGCGAAATCGTGGAATATGAGCTACTGAAAGCGATTCATACGACCACAGTTAGCCTTCGCGAAGTAATCCAGGTTCTCATCGCAAACGACATCAAATTTGATCGCGATGAAAGTAGGTTTGCAGGGAATCCCCTAGTTAAGCCTGATGGTGCTGCATCCGAAAAGTGGATACGCGAACTTGAAGTAGCAATCCAAGAATCTGAAACCGCCCGCGCTGCAACATATGCAAAGGCAGCGCTTGAAGCCGAAGCGGAGGTAGTAGCCGCGGCTTCGGAAGGATCGCGAAATATAACGCTTAACCGTGCGGCATTCGCGATGGGCACGCTGCTTCACTGGAAGGTAATAGATGAGTCGGACATAAGAAGCGTCTTGCGACGTGCTGCACGGTCCGCTGGCCTTCCAGACGATGAGATACAGGCCACGCTGGACAGTGGCCTAAAAGGTGGCATGGCTCACCCACGCGGCGAACTGCCGGATGAACACGCGGCCTGCCCACCAGACTATCCTAACGACGCAAAAGAAATAACACCGGAAGAGATAGAAAGCATATCAAAGAAGGCGGCAGTCAAATTCACATGTAACCTGCCTCCAGAGAACTTCATACGGCGATACATGGAATTTGGGAAGGAGATATCGGACGCTTACCCGGAGTTTTGGTTTGCTGGTGGCATATTCGCTTTGGCGACCATCGCGAATAAAAAAAGCTGATCATGCGCTTAAGCAGGAAACCATATACACAAATGTATATATTTCAATCAATGGTAAGTCTAGCCTAAGCCGCAAATCGACGGTGATCAAAAAGACCGATGAAGTTCTTCGGCGTGCCAATCCATCCATCATCGACTCCAGGATACCCACGGAGTTCTCCCCGGAGGCATTCATTGAGCACATGAGCAGATATCCACATGCATGCTGGGTTCGCGACGAAGCAGCTGGCCTGTTGGCTGCCATGGAAAAGAACTACATGGCAGGGTTCAAAGAGACGCTGATGCAGCTATATGATTGTGCTCCTATCCACCGGCTGCTTAGGACGAAGCGCAGCGGCGGCGAAAATGATTTCCGGATAGATGACCCATACCTTAACATGATTTGGGCTACCACCGATGCAGCACTTGCTGCGAATACGTCCATGAACGATACTCTAAGCGGGTTCCTGGCCAGATTCATGTTCTTCTTTCCGCAAGGCAGCAAAGAGTCGTGGCTGCCATATACTGAAGGAAGCGGTGCGGAAAGCATGTTTGAGGATGTAGTAGTAGATCAACTTCGCGATATCAAGGCGAAGTTAGACAGTGTGCCACCCACCGTCATGCACGTTCGACCCGAAGCGCTAGAGTTCCTTCATGCATGGCAGTATGAACGTGAGAAATACTACGAAAAGCTGAATGATGGCAGCGCCCAGCAGATATACAGCAGGCATGTACCTATGACGTTCAAGCTGGCGATGCTGTTTGAGTTAGGCTACCCAGACTTCGACCCGGCCAGGGGGATCAGATTAGATACAGTAAAAGAAGTGTGCCGGATAGTGGACGAATATATGATACCAACAGCAAGGGGTGTGTATGAGATAGTCGGAAAGCGGGAGGAGAAAAACAAGATAGATAAGGTAGTAGCCGTCCTAAAGCAAAACAACGGCTTGATAGAAAAGCGGCGGCTTCAGCGTGCTGTCCACTTCACCAGGAAGGAGATGGCTGAGGTAATGGAGGCGCTTATCGAAAACGAAGAAGTGGAAGTCAGGTATGAGCGTCATCCTCACGGTGCACCGACCAAAATATGGCTGGTCTTGCGTTCTGAACCATTTAGCACGAATAACACATTTAGCACAAATGTCACGTTTGTCACAGGCCACGATATAAAGGAATCTGAGTTATATAAAAACAGCTATATGTGACAAACGTGACAATGGTGACTTATGTGACATATATGACAAATGTGACAATTCTAAGGCAGTACATACTACTGAGCAGCCTAGTAAAGCGGATGGTGCCCTTGGGAAGGAGACCGATACTACACCGCCCGCCTCCAGCCCCGCCCCGGAGCCTAGTATTCGCGAAGAACTGGACCGCGTACGTCGCGATATAGAATCGAAGGAAGAGCACTTCGCGAAAGTAGCCGAAGAATTGGTGCCACCTGGGAAGCGTTCAGTTCGCGATGACCCTGGGTTCGCGATGTTCAAGGAAAAGATCAACCGGAGGAAGTGTATCCTGTGTGGCCGGAGTTTTCCGTACGACCTCACTAGATATGATGTTAGAGACAAACACGGATATTGTTGCACTACGTGTATGATGGAAGGTGGCCCGGTCACGCCGGAGGAAGGTGATAGCGCCGTTCAAAAGAAGCTCACGGAATAAAAACCGTCGGCGCGGAGATGGCCCATGTAATGAGTAAAATGGGCCATCTTTTTGCAGGTAGGCAGGTATGTGTCATGACTGTGAAAATTCGGCCATTTTATGGCATTACAGAAATTATTAAAATCGGAGGATTAAAACATGAGCCAAACCATCGCGACGTATCTTGAAGCAAAAGAAAAATCGATATGCTGAGTTAACAGATTTATGGCTTGCAGAAAGCCATAAGTCGGCGGATCGCGTAAAAAGGACAATGGCTATTTACGCCGCACTGTCGTATTATGCGATCTACAGTCAGTACGAATTTATGCAGGCCACCAGCTACGATGAATGGTAGCCATGGAAAAGTATATATAGGAAGCGTGCCTAGTATGTACTAGTAAAAACAGAGGCGAAAGAGAATGAAGACAATAACATACAAGAAGCGGACAATGGTAAAGGAAGCAAAAGAAGCGATGAGATGGGCCGTGAACAGCCACAAAGCCGCTGGCGCGGACTTAAAAATGAACCTGCTGTATGTGGCGCTGCTGCATGGTGATTATTTCGTGCATGCCGCGGCTAGATACGTCGATGCAGTGGTTGAGGAGGCGGCTTAAGATGGAAGTGGTATGCAAGAACGGGGAAATACTTCAACCTATTTATGATGACTTCGGCGAAATATGCGCTTGCATTAGCGTGTTTCATGGTGTAAAAGGAGATACAGTGCTATGCTGTGATTGTGTCTGGGAAGGCTGCCCTATGCGCGGCGGAAGGAAGGAGTGAAAAGAAATGGCTACGATTGAGGATGATGAATATGAAGCAATCCACACATGCGGTGTGTGTGGGAACATGATGTCTTCAAAAGAATATGAGGAGAACGGCTGCATGTTTTGCGGGGAAGGAGCCGACGAAGTGGAGGATGGCCCGGAAGAGTGATAAAGCGTGAAAATTAAATTTATTATTTTTTGCCATCAGTGCGGAGAGGTCGTGGGCACAGCGTCCACGACACCATCCGCGCAAAAAAGCAGAGAAAGCATGAACTGCAAACTGGGCATGACGTCTCCGTCTATGACAGGATTGAGGTGGATGATCGGGATATTGATTGGCCCGGCAATGTAAAGGAGTGAGCACGGATGAATGAAATGCTAAAGCGAACCCTGGACGCCAGGGTGAAATACCAGCGCCAGCTTCAGGACACGCCAGACTACCCGGAAGCAAACCGTGAATGCCGACGTATGCTGATGGAGTTCTTGAACGACCTGGACGACATCATAAAAGGCTATCAGCTTAGCAAAGTTTCATGGTAGTAGGTGATGTATAAATGAAGCAGTATATTGTTTTTTGTCATGAATGCAACAAGGTAGTTGGTATGGCGGACACATTACAGTTCGCGAACGACCTAGAGCTTACTCACGTAGCGAACACTTCTCACCTGGCAGTGTGGCCTTACAACTATCGCGAAGCCGAAGAACGGGGGATAGAATGGCCGGAGGGCGATTAAAACGGATGATATAAACTATATTGTCTACTGCTATCAATGCCAAAATATAGTCGCCACCGCCACGACGCGAAAGATGCACAGAAAAATAGCATTGAGCACCTCATGAACTCACCACATATGTTTATTTCAGTGCTTGACCGCTATGAAGCCGAAGAAAAGGGCATTAAATGGCCTGGTGAGGTGAAAGGGGATGCTGACTAGAACAGCCGCCCTCGTTTTTATAGTGCTGATTCAAGTTTGCAGTATCGCGATGTTGGCGATGCTAACATATGTTATCTGGGCGTGCTGGTGATTTGAACCATAAAGTTTATATAGTATGCGTGTGTAGTATATACTAGTAAAAACAGAGGTGAATGAAAATGAAAGCAATAACATACCAAAAGCGCATGGTGATAGATCACGCCAGAAAGGCCGAAAAGTGGATCACAAACAGCCACAGCAGCAACAATCCGGACCTGAAAATATGCACCCTTCGACTGGGCATGTTTTATGGTGAGCGGTTTATGAAGGCTGCGAATACGTATTTGGATACATTAATCCAGGGGGTGGCCTGAATGACCCTTTTTTGGGTAAAGTACATGGACGGAAACGGAACCGTATTGTCGGCCATCGTGCCAACAGACACAAAGGAGTCTGCGGTAGAAGTGATTAAAGAACAAATGCCTGGCGTGCATATATTCAATGTGCAGGAACATGTGCCTAAAATAGGTTATAAGATGTGACCGAATATGGTAAAAAATATAATGGGGATCGTAAATGAAGGCTACAGAGTTCATAAGGGCCGTGGCGGATGAATCTATCCGGTCATGGACTGGGTCCGATTTGCCACCAGAACGACGGCTTGAAATGGTGAAGATCGCCCATCATCTCCGGGGATGCTACTCCTGTAGGAAGGAATTCGATGTACTGATGGAGTCTACGACGGATCTTTCCGGCGTTCCCCTGGACGGCTGGGTATGTGATCGTACGTACATATGGAGACATAATACGGTGCGTGGCTGCATGCAGGAAGGCGTGGAGCTAAGGTGCCGTTACTGCCGGGCAGGCTGCGATATGCGGGGCGTTGTAAGATGAAGAAATGTCCATTTCAGGGCGGCGACGCATGCCGCCCTGACTGCGCACTATATGATAGGGTGGTTGATATGTGCGCTTTCATGGTGATTGCGCGGGAACTTGAATCTATTAGGATGCAGGTAGGGGATGTGTAATCAATGTCTTCGGGAATATATAAGCTAAAAGAATGGCGCTTACCCGAAGGAACGACCATCCCGCTTGACCGGCCATTTCGGGCGGTGGAAATAGGACTACCAGGACCGCAGGCCCGCCGCCTAAAAGACGAAGGCTTCCTTCGGATTGTGCGACATGAAAAATCCCGCACCAGCCGGACACAAGTATGTATATGGGAGGCCACCGATCAATTAAAAAATGTTATGCGGTGAGTAGAAGCGCTTGACCATACGTTTCAATCGCCGCATAATGATTTTTTCCACTTTTGTATGCAGCAACGCATTCATTTAAATAAACACAACCACAGGGTGCTAATTCTTCAATTGGGCAGCCGCATTCTTTTATCGGATTGCACAGTCCATCTGCTTCTAATTCATTTAACATTTCGCGAAGCAGCCGTCCTGACGGAATTGTGCACTTTGTGTTAACTTCTATTTTGATTCCATCTTCCATAGTACATCACTTCTTCGGAACTTCCGCCAGGAAGGTTATCGCGCTTCTACGGATCATGGACACCCTGCCGTCGCGATGCTCAAGCCGCAGAAAATCCTCATCCATGCCTATCAGTCTCCCGGTCACGGGTCGACTGTAGTTTATCACGAATACGGTTATTACTTTGTCGATATATGGGACGAATTCGTCCTCATGGTGCCGCAGCGTTGGCGGCATGTTTTCTATGTGCATGTTTTATCACTTCCAATTCAGTTTTGATTTGATATACGATCACAGGTTTAAATAGATGTGCTGCGATTTCAAGACTTAGGCTACCCACCGACATCTATATATGCCAGTGCGGATATCAGTATGCATGGTGATAGCATGGTAGAAAAAGAAATGTGCCCGATTAGGCTGATCGCCTACGCAGTCGACCACAAAATAGATCCTGCGTGCGATCATGAAAGCTGTGCCTGGTGGGATGCAAGCGTGCTGTATCGTGAAGGAAAGGCATTTCATCAAGGCTGTAAAAGCGGTTGTGGATTGATACCGCGCGAAAGTCGTGGAGGTAAGTAAACATGGAAAACACGGAGTCGAAGTCGAAGGGCCGCGCATTCAGGGTTTGTATTACCCTGCGGGCGGATCAACGGGAGGCAGCATCGGAATTACAAAAGTGCCGGATGCTGTCCGGGCTGCTACAGAAAGCGGTTGATGAATATGAAAAGGAAAGCTATAAAGAGAAAGTGTTGGGCATGAATAGGGGGAGGTGAATTAATATGGCAAGTGCTCTGGTGGCGGCTGTGATGTCACTAATTGTGCCCGGCCTGGGGCAGATATACAACGGGCAGTTTCTGAAGGGAGTTATGATGTTTGTGGTGGCGGTTGCATTAATAGCCACCTTTGTGGGGATATTTGTGCTACCTGTTGTATGGATTGTAGCCGTGATAGATGCTTATCACGTAGCCGGAAGTAGGGTTACTGTTGAAAAGTCGGTAATAGCGGCCATGGGAAGGGACGCATGAAATGATCACAATAAAATTCAGTTCATACTATCCGAAGCTTCCACCTCACTTTGAAAACAGCCGGCTAATTCAAGTGCTGCCCATCGATCTAAGCGATATCTCAGATGAGTTCAGGGAATACGATACTACAATGGAAAACGGAGAACATTATGCGCTTCCTAAGAAAGGGACGTATATAATTCTATTTCTTACTCCGGTTGAAAACCCGTTTTGCCTTTATACTACCATCCGGCGGGCAAGATCGATATTTGGTGAGGACAGATACGAATACTATAAATCACATGTTTGCGAAGAAGTAAAATGTGTGGTGGGGAAGTAATTCCCCAGCTACTTGATTATTTTTTTGTAAGTTCTTCAACTTCAATAAGCATCCTAGTCCTATCTACTTCCATAGCAGCTATCCTATATTTTCTTTGAGCTTCTATCAGCTTCGGCCTCAGTTCTTGGATTTGGCCTTGAATCTTTTTAGCCTGGTTACTATTCGGGACAAAATCCGATAGGCTCTCAGTTAGTGCTTCTTGGTCGTCTTCGATTGCAGCCAGGTCGTAAAATGCCTGTTTCAGGTTATTGAATACCTCATTTACCCTTTTTGCTTCCATGTTTTCACCTTTTGATTTTAATGATTATTTTTCTTGCTTATATAGCTGCCTATCCACTACGTAGCTACCTTCTGAATATAGCATAGCGCATAATAAGGCGGCAATAAAGAAATTGAATTCACCGTAGCATAAGATCCTGGGTGGCCGTGCGCTTGCCCTCCGCCGGTGGCAGTCGTAGTTTTGGATGGGTCAATCATAGTATAAGATCCATGTGTGTTTTCACTGCCTCCTGAAAACGTCTTAGTAGGTTCAGGCGTGCAGTATTTATCAGTATAAGGATGATTATGGGATGGCATCTCATCTATTGTGAGCGCGTGGCCGGCCACAGTTACAGTGCCTGATATAGTAATACTTAGTGCCCCTCCGGTGCTCCCAGGTGAATACGATGATCCGGACCCTACAATATATCTATCTAGTAGGTTTATTGTGCCTGCGTTACCATCACAAAGATGCCAACCAGACGGAATGTTAGCAACGCTTCCATACCACAAAATAATTATTCCATTCGGTATACCCATAACAAGTAAATCGCTTGCATGATAATTTACGGAGTCGTATCTTATATAATCAAAGTCAGATCCGGTTCCTGGTCCATCGTTTCCGGCATGCCAGAAAGTAATATCCATGATGGATTTTGTATAATATATGCCGTCGTGTGTGTGAGTATACTCTGAAAATTGTGTATATATTGATTCAAAGTTATTCATTACACCGACGGTTATAATGGAATCGGCGGCCCATGGATCACAATTTTTTGTATACATATTAAACACACTTCATTATATAATAAATTGCATAATATGGTGGCATCAAATCAATAGAATTGAATGTAATGGTTGCAGAATGCGTATGCGTTTCGTTCCCCGATGTTTGTTCACGCATGGTTGTTGTACCTGTAATTATCGCAGCATAAGCAGTTCCTAAATACGAACTGCAACCAGCCGGATTCTGGGACTTATCTAAATATGTGTGGGTGTGCGATGGCAATTCATCAACGGTAATAGCGTGACCGGATATCGTCATGCTTCCCGTAGGTGTATATGATGTTGCTCCACCCGTGGCACCTACAGCATATGTTCCTCCCGCAGCAATTACAAACCTGCTTCTTAAATCTGGGGTAGTATATCCATTATGCGTCCCACCGTTGCATTCATACCATCCACTTGGAATATTACCTACCGCCCCGCTCCATATCATAATCGCACCAATAGGCAGCCCAGCGGGTATCAATTGTGCAGCATGGTATCCGTCCAAAAGGTCAGCATCCGCTCCGGTGTAAAAATACTCTGTAAAATACTTTGCGTCGGCTTCTGTTTTTGTGTAATATCTGTCATTGTGGTTGTGGGCGTCGGCATAGTTTTTAATATTTGCCCATTGCAGGCCGTCTATATGATTCATGGCTTCGCCCGTCAGCGGATGAGAACTAAGCCAAGGATCATGATATTTCGTGTACATTATACCCTCATTATGTAGCACAGTGCGAAGTAGGGAGGCAGTTTGTTCTGGTTTGACGTTCCGGTCCACGTAGCAGTATGATTATGCGCTTGCCCTCCTCCCGTATTGTCGCAGATTCTTTCCATCGACGTTAATATTGCTTCAGCGATGTCCATCGTATACTTGGAAACGCTTAAAGCCCCTCCGGAATATTTATCTTCTGCCGTATGAGTGTGTTTTGCGATTTGTGCAGCTGTTAACGTGTGGTTCGCTACGCTTATAGTGGCAGTAGAAGTTATTGTATCACTTCCCCCAGTATCTCCTGGGGACATCGTCCCGCCTACGTGGATCAAAAATCTATCACGCAAGTCCGGCGTGCCATTTGTCCCATCACACATATGCCAACCTGTCGGTATGTCGGCTATTAGGCCCGCCCACAATGCAATAATATTATGTGGAAATATTTCTGAAACTATTTCTCCCATCGTCATTCCGTCTAGTGTTTCACAAATCAGGTCCGATCCGTGCCCATCGTTTTCCGAAGTGTAAAACTTATCATCGGCTTGCGCTTTTGTGTAATATAATGAATCGTGATTTATAGAAGTTATATATGTAGTGCTCTCTGTATACATGTTTTCCATGTTATCCAATGCAGCTAACTTAGCTGCCGTGTTCATGTTCTCCTTCCAGACCGTAGGCGTGTACATTTTTAAGACCATCCCTTGACATCCTCAAAATCGAACTGTAGCGATTCTAAGGCATTCTTGATACGCTCGAAGGCGTGTTTTCCATCTCTATACCCGATCCCGGGGTGTCAGAGCAAGAATCTCCTCCCCACAACCCCACAAACACTATCTGTACACCATTCGCTTCTGCTGCTTCGACTATCGCGGTGGTAAGTATCGTGTTTCCTACGTCTTCCTGGACCGATATAGGCCGGCGGAAGAACTCACCGTCGGCGTCATAAAGTACTAGATAAGATAACCTATCGTCATGATCCAGACATGGAAAATCCACGTCTGCGGGTGTTGCCCCTGGGTAGACTGCTATGAACGGGTTAGGATGTTCCGTAGCTAACCAGGTCTTTGAGAAAGACGTTAGGCCTATCACTCCTTCTACTTCTCCTACCTCCCTGGCGGCCCCGGCCTTAAGCTGCTCAATGATGCCACAAAATAGGTTTTCCCAGCTTTCCTCAACCGGCCCTTCGCAGGCCCCCACTTCGTATGTGGTTACACCGTCCTCAAAAGATATATCAATCGAATAAATCAGCATATCTACATCAAGAAAATTGATATGCTGCATTGTGCCGACAGCCAAACCATGCCGAAGGGTGCGGTATGTCAGCTTCCTACCCACTACCGCGTACCTGGCTAGCCGCGCTTTCGCAGAATCCAGCGCCGCGGTTTGTGATTTGATTGAGCTATCGATCGCGGTGTTTTCGATCTTCCCGCTACCAAATCCTTGTGATAATTTCTGGCGTGTTATTTCGGCTGGGGCCGTGACCTTTGCCATCAGCTTGAATGATCCTACGTATTTAATC